CAAAAATTAGGCTTTGCTCCAGGATTTAATAAACAAGTCACAGAGACCGGTGCTGAAGGGCAATGGTTTGATGGTGATAACGTACGTTTTAGATATGGTTCACCTGAAAAAATAGGTGGCTGGCAACAATTAGGACAAGATAAACTAACAGGCGCAGCTAGAGCTATTCATCATTGGGACGATAATGCTGGTATTAAATATGCAGCCGTAGGAACTAATAGAATTCTATATGTATATTCAGGTGGTACGTATTATGACATCCACCCTATAAGAACTACTTTAACAGGCGCAAAATTTACAAGTACATCATCATCTAAAACAATTACGGTAACATGCACCGGGGCTCATGGATTAATAGAAAATGACATTGTTTTATTTGACAGTGTAACAGGAGTGCCCGCAGCATCCACTTACAGTAATGCTACATTTGAAGACATTAAATACATGGTAACATCTGTACCAACTACTACAACTTTTACAATTACAGCTGAGAATCAAGAGTCGGGAACACCTTTGACTACAAGTGATGGAAACAGCACTTCTATATTATGTTATTTTACAGTGGGTCCTTCTCAACAACTTGGTGGTTTTGGTTGGGGTGCTGGTTTATTTGGAGGTACTTCATTAGGTGCTGCAACTACAACTCTAGCTTCTACTATTAACGATACTGTAACAGACATACCTTTAACTAACTCAGCAGCTTTTCCATCAGCTGGTGAAATAAGAATAGGTACAGAAGATATAAGTTTTACAGCAAACAATACTACAACTAATATATTAAGTGGTGGTGCAAGAGAAGTTAATGGAACTTCTAAAGCAGGACATAGTGGTGGTGCTACAGTTACAAATATTTCTAGTTTTGCAGGATGGGGAGATCCAGCGTCTTCTGACTTTACAATCGACCCTGGTTTATGGATTCTTGATAACTATGGTACAAAATTAATTGCACTTATTTATAATGGTAAGTGTTTTGAATGGGACGCTTCTGCACTTAATGCAGTAAACACCAGAGCTACATTACTTGCGAATGCACCAACTGCATCTAGACATGTGTTAGTATCTACACCGGACAGACACCTAGTATTTTTTGGCACAGAAACAACTGTAGGAACTTCATCAACTCAAGATGATATGTTTTTACGTTTCTCTGATCAAGAAAATATTGATGGTACAGACGCCTACACCGTAAAAGCAGAAAATAATTCTGGTACTCAAAGGCTTGCTGATGGTTCTAAAATTATGGGTGCTATTAAAGGTAGAGATGCTATCTATGTATGGACCGATACAGCACTATTCTTAATGAAATTTGTAGGTGGAGATTTTGTATTTGCCTTTGAACAAGTAGGTACTAACTGTGGATTGTTTGGTAAAAATGCTTGTATTGAAGTTGATGGTACGGCTTATTGGATGTCAGAGAATGGTTTCTTTACATACGATGGTCAGTTAAAATCTATGCCTTGTCTTGTAGAAGACCATGTCTATGATGATATAAATGCTACATCTAGAGACCTTATTAATGCAGGACTAAATAATTTGTTTGGTGAAGTAAGTTGGTTTTATTGTACAGCAGCATCAGATCAAATTAACAGAGTAGTTACTTATAACTATCTAGACTCATCACCTAAACGTCCTATATGGACAACAGGTACTTTACCTAGAGCAGCGTGGCAAGATTCTGCAGTCTTTGATAAACCACACGCAACTTGTTATAAACCTGCTGATGATGCATCATCAGATGTTATTGGTAATACGGACGGAAGTACGATATACTATAATCAGGAAACAGGGACCGATCAAATTAATGCAGGAGGAGCAGTAACTGCGGTTATAGGAACTATTACTTCTGGTGATTTTGATATTACCCAACGTAGAAGTAACACAGGACAAACTGTAGGAATGCCTGATATTAGAGGAGACGGTGAATACATTATGAGAATTAGTAGATTTATACCAGATTTTATTTCGCAGACAGGAGACACTGCAGTTAAATTTAAAACAAGATTATATCCAAACAGTAATGAGACTACTACAAGTTTTACTTGTGACTCTACTACAACTAAAAAAGATGTAAGAGTAAGAGCTAGACAAATTGCATTAGAAGTTGCAAACACGGGCACTTCTCAAGATTGGAAACTAGGAACATTTAGATTAGATATACACCCAGGAGGAAGAAGGTAATGGCTACAGACCAAGAGATACGAGACGCAGGTTTTAAATATATTCCACAACAAAAGTATTTACAAAATCCTTTTCAAATACCTGTTGCACCAGTGCCACCACCTACAAGCGGAGGCGGAGGAATACCTTATACAAATGCTGGAAATGATTTTAATCCACAAGGAAATGCGTTTGGAGAAGGGACTCCAGTTAGTCCTACTGGTAACACTTATTTTGATGTAGTTAGAAGAGAAGGACCTAAATCTTTTGCAGCATATAACAAGTTAAGTCAAGCAGGTGGAACTGCTCCAGCTGGTATGTATACAACAGATTATTTTCCTGGAACTGAAAATGAATTAGCAGATGCAATGGGAAGAATGCCGGGTCAAGAAGGTTATGAACCTAGCATGGATTATTCTGAAGATGCTTTTCAAAAAGCAGAAGATAAAAGAGGGTTTTTATCTAGGTTAATGAATAACGCTAAACAAAAAATGACAAATCTTCCTGACTGGGCACAAGCTGCAATAACAACTGCAGGAATGTTAAATCCTTTTACAGCTATTCCAAAACTTCTTGGTATGACTGGTGGAGGTGATACTGGCCCTAGTTATGGTATAGCAGGATTAACTGATGCTAAAAAAGGAGCTTATGATGCATTAGCAGCGGGTAATATGTTATTTAGTACGCCTAGTGGGTTTAAAACTCTAACAGGTAAAAATTTTCAGGCAAAAAATTACGTACCTAATCAATTAGATATTTATGACAAGTTAAAAGATATGGACGAAGAGGAGTTAACTCCTTTTCAATTAAAACAACTTAAAGAATCTTCAGCTATTTTTAAAGATAATCAACAATTTTATAATAATCAAAATATAAATGCAGGTAACGACCCTACTGGTACCTATAATTATGGTATTACACAAGGAGTATCTAATGCTGACTATACTGGAGGCGGTAGTTTACAAGCAGCTATTGATAACGCTAAAGACAGAAGTGATAGACAAGACGACGGTCCAGACGGAGGCACTGGCGGTTATTCAGGAGCTGGAGAAGATGCAGATTGGGGTGGCGGAGAAAAAGATGGTGGGTTTATTGATGGCACAAATAGAAGACCATTTGCATATGGAGGACTAGCAAGTATTTTATAATGGCAAAAATTGTACAATCATTAACTAGAGCTGAACCAGAATACAATCAAACTAACCTACAATCGTTGGTCAGGGATCTTGATTCAGTAATAAAAAAATTAAACACAACGTTTCAACAAGAAGTAAAACAGGAGATAGAAGCTAAAAGTTTCTTTTTAGAATAGTGGCAGTAGTAAACCAATATAAATTTGTAGGTAAAGATAATGACACTACAGGAAATGCGTTGACTGTTTTTGCAACAGGTAAACCAGAAGTTAATGAGACTATAATTATTAAATCTATATTAGTTACCTCTGCTGGTACACCAAGTGTAACAGTCCTTAACAACAGTATTACAGCTATTAAATCAGTAGCATTAACAGCCAATCAAACTAAAGAATTACTAACCCAACCTTTAATAGTAGAAGGCGGATCTGCTTTTACTATACAGTCTAGCACTACAGACTCATTTGATTATGGAGTTAGTTTTTTAAACATTAAAAAGGAGAAAATAGACTAATGATAGAACTAAAACCAGATAAGATAATAACGACTATTAAAAACAAAAAAACAGGTGAGGTCTATGAGACTGAAGAAGCTTTAAAAGTGGCTAATATACCTGAAGAAGATGTGCAAAGAGATGTAACAGTTATCATGCCGCCTCTTGATTTAATAGGTAAAACAAAGTAAACATAAGAATTAAGGTAAATTTATGGCAATATCTAGAATGCAAGAACCCCAACAAATACAATCAGGAATAGGTTCCTTACAGGACCCTAGACAGGGTTATTTTTTAGGTAAACTTGTAAAGAAAGCTGGTCGTGCTGTAAAGAAAGTTATTAAAAGTCCTATAGGTAAGATGGCTTTAATAGGTGGTCTTGGTTATGGACTAGGTGGTGCTAAGTTTTTAGGTGGTAAAGGTATATTTGCAGGTGGTCAAGGTCTTGGTCGTTTTGCTAATCTTAAAAATTTATTTATGCCTTCTTATAAAAATTTTGCAGGTGATACAAAATCAGGTTTATTAAAATCTCTTATGTTTGATGATAAGGGTAAATTTAGTCTAGGCAGAACAGCCTTAACTGGCCTAGGTGCTACAGCTCTTGCAGCTCCATTTTTAATGGGTGGTGACGAAGAAGTAGAAGAAGATGTAGAAGTTATGGACCCAAGATACCAGGTCCAACGTGCTAAAAATTATTACAGCGGTGCAGGTGATGCAGGCGCTGGTTTAGATTTTATGCCACAGAAAAAATATGTAATGCAAAATTTTTATGCAGCTGATGGCGGTCGTGCAGGTTATGCTAACGGCATGTTAGTGGAAGATGAAGAAGAAGAATTTATAAGATCAGGTGCAGCTATGTCTAGAAGACAACCTAAAACATTTTTAAACATGGGTGGTGGTGCAGGAGAAGCACAAGCCGAGCAAATGCTTATGATGGAATATGTTAAGTACAAAAACAAAGGTGGTAATTTATCTTTTGAACAATTTGTACAAGCAGTAATGCAGGCATCACAACAACCAGAAGGTGCAGGTATGGAACAACCAGAAGCAGTCGCTATGGCAGCTGATGGTGGGTTAATGACTCAAGTACCAGGGTACGGAACTCCAGCAGGAACTAACAAGTTTGACTACCCGAGTGGTGGTGAGGAAGTTAGAGTTGGTAAACAAGAAGGTGGCATTATGGAAACTGAAGCATCAGAAATGATCGACATGGGTGGCATGGAAAAAGATTTTAGAAACGAAGGTGGTTTTGTAGCAATGGGTGGCAAAGAAAGAGCTGACGATGTCCCTGCTAGACTGTCTAAGAATGAGTTTGTATTTACAGCAGATGCTGTTAGAAATGCAGGAGGCGGCGATATAGATAAAGGCGCCGAAGTTATGGAAAATTTAATGAGTAATTTAGAGCAGGGCGGTGAGATTTCTGAAGAGTCACAAGGTTTAGAAGGCGCACAAGCAATGTATGATCAACAACAAATG